CCTGTACTGCTGGTGTCTGTGAAGTAGTGGACTTAAACGCAGCATGAACTGTTGGCACTGTGGATACAACTTGACTTGGGGTGGTGACCATGATACAGAAGATGATCCTGATCATTCTATGGTCACCAACCTTAGTTGTGCTAACTGTGGTTCGTTTGTTTTAGTTTATTTACCTAGAGAAAAAGATGATACAGATAAAAATAACACCTGAGATTATTGCTCGTGCTAAAAAGAAAGCTGCCACTGTAGGGGTACTACAGGGCAGCATAACAGGTGGTCTATCTAATGTGGTGGGTGCTATAGGCGAGATTATTGTAGAGGACTACACGGGTGGCACAGAAGCCAACAGCAAGGACTTTGATATTTTAGTTGACGAACGGCGTGTGGATGTAAAGACTAAGCGGTGCAATACCACACCTTCACCTAAATATGATTGTTCTGTTGCAGCACACGGGACCAAACAGGATTGCGACAGCTACGTGTTTGTTCGTATACTTACCGACCACAGTAAAGCTTGGATTCTTGGTGAAATACCAAAGTCAGACTTTTACAAGAAAGCGACACGATACAGGACAGGGGATGTTGACCCTTCCAACGGCTTTGTTTTCAAAGCTGACTGTTATAACCTAGCCATACGGGAGCTAGATAGTGTCAAAGAAGCACAAAGCTAATTTATTTCAATTCACGGCATACTTGAATCAGGACGGAAACGTAGAACTGGTGTGGGATGGGGTGCCACCTGAAGAATTTGAAGCTACCATGAACAAAGGGATGCCAGCGTATGAGGGTTCACACTCTATAGCATCCCTGTTGCGTTACTTGCGTTCTATGGGAGATGAGATGATGGACAAGTCAAGTAGGTATATTTAACGCTTTATGCCTCTCCACCTTTTGACATTCGCAACTTAGGAGCTTGCATCATCTGAGTCTGCATCTGATTCATCTGTCCAGATGTCATGTTATTTTGCATCATGTTTTGTTGCGGCTGTGTAGCCGACATCGTACCGCCCATGTAAGCTTTCTTACGGGGCTTTTTTGTTGTCGCTTTGCCACCATACATCATTGGCTTACGGCGGGACATGCCCCCGTACATCATTGCCTTGCGTTGACCGTTATTGTATTGTTTCATTAGTCCTTGTCCCCTTCTGGTGGAGTTGTAATATTAATCATAATCTCTCGTCCTGCTTCACCTAGTTGTCCAAGTTCAGTCACGACAAACGATGTAACCAAGTTATCAAAGGTATCAAGATCTGCCTTTGTCATTTGTTTTGGAAATTTCATTAATTGTAACATGAGATCAGCAGCCTCTTTGTTTCCCGCTGCAAGTTTCATCATGTCCAAACCTGCCTGTGTTGCTAAAGAAACACCTAGTTCAGCAGCTACGTACTGTGGACTAACCATTCCACGAGCAAGGTTGAAACCACGAGATATAAGCTGGTTCACGTTCATAGGACGTATAACGTTTTCAATTTTTGGAACTGCATTTAACGCACTTGCTTCAACGGCTGCGTTATCACTCAAGTAATCTGCCATCTCTGATAGGTAATTCTGATGATCAGAGTCTATGTATTGTGCAAGTATTTGCTGTACCTTTTCTCTTTCTAGAACATCGCCTATTCTTTCAGGATTATACATGGCTTGGGTGGTGTACTCTTTACCATTAGACCCTATAGACTTTGTACCCACTACTGGTGATAAGCCCCCGTGATCAAGCATACCGTTTACAATCATGTAAGTTATGCCTCTGTCTAGTGCTTCTTCTGTACCATAGACTTTGCCATCTACTGTGAATGAATCTCCAAGTTTTGCTCTAACTGAATTACGAACTCTGTCTATTCCATCTATTGTACCATTGACAACATACTTTTCAAAAAATGCACGAGGACTATCCGCACCAGATGCTTTAGTTATTGCGCTTACAGCTTCGTCCCGCACACCTTTGTCACTACTTATTTTTATCAAAGAAGCGTCTAGGTCACTAACTACACGAGTTCTATACTTATCCATGTTAGCAGCCATTTCGTTGCTTTCACGGACAAGTTTTTCAATGCCTCGCTCTTCAGCTATCATTTTGTCAAAGTCAACTAACTTAACTTTTCTATTTACACCGTCTGCTCCTTTTACATTTACAGTCATTATTTCCTGAACTTGAGCTACGTTGTCTATCTTTTCAAAGTTGTATCCCCCACCCTTGATAGCATCAATGTCTAAATCTGAACGCTCACCAAGTTGTTTTGCAACTCCTCTACCCCACTTTGCATACACCAACTCTGTCAAATGTGCACTTAACAAATTGAAGTCAGCCAAATTGTCTTTATTAGTAAGATCGAAAGCTTCACCTATTGGGTTTTCACTAAAGTCGGATTTTATTTTTCCAACAACTCTAATTAATTCTGTTACGGCGTCGTCGTCCCCAGCGAATGCTTTATTCAAATTTTTAGGGATTCCATCAAACGCACTTAATGGGTCTACACCTTTGTAAGCGATTCTGAACATTCTATCCGTTATCATTTCTTCTGGAACTTGTTCACCAATAGCTAAATCATCAAAGAAGAATGACTCTCCGGGTTCATCCATCTTACCCACTACACTAACAGGACCATTTTGGGACTTTTGTAGTTTCCCAAGTGGTCCGTCCATACGTAACTTGTCAAACCATTCCATCTGATAAATTTGCCGTGCCTTTTTCCATTCTTGGAATAATTCAGGTGCTTGTTCTTTTACAGTATCTGCAACTGAATCAGAGTAATCCAAATAACGAGAGGCAAGCGCATCATCTCCTGTGCGAATAGCATAGTCACGGAATGCGGAGTACACATCCATTACTTCACCGGGAGTGGAAAGAAACGGGGGTGCTTCGCCCCGTTCCATGTAGAATAGCATGATGTCTAACGGGCGGGGATTATCTCCCAGAAATGTAGATGTGCCGTCTGCAAGCTTTCCGTCTGGGTTTGTAGCCAACCTATATAAGTCATCATATCCAGATCCTTCAAGACCTTCTAATGAACGAACCGCCATTCTGTTAGCCACTGTATACATGCGCTTACCCAGAGTGCCCACAAAGAAACGGGAGTTCTTTGAAAAGAAACGTCCCAAGTCTTGGTCTGCTTCAGGAGCAAAGCTCATCAACTCTGTAATCATTTTACTTATATCAATGGTCTTACCTGTTTTTCTTGCTGTCTTATCTAGCTGTACGAAACCACGCTTTGCACGTTTACGCATACGAGTGAACTTGTTAGTCACCATCATTTCTAAACTACGGGCAGTTTGTTTTGTATGAGCTACCTCATTGTTGCGTAATAAAGCTATGTTTTCTGCACGAACGGCAAGGGCTTGTTTGTTTTCTGCAAACTGTTTGTTTATAAAAGCTAGCTGATCCATGTCAGGGTTTATGGTTAATTGCAATTCAAACTCTATGTCATCTAAACTTTCAATTACGCTAGGAGGCAATTCTGTTTCTGGGTTAGAAAGTATTGCTTTTCTAAAATCTGTTATTTGTTTTGTTAATAGTGCCCTGTCTGTGCCCAACTGTATATCATTCTGTCTAATTCCAGCTTCTAAACTATCTATATACCTGTTCATTTCTCCCGGATCTTCCAAGTCTGTCCGGTTTGCAACTTTTGCACGAAGCTGATCCACTAAACGACGTGTTCTTGTAGATTGTTGTGCAATTAATCTTTGTGCTTTTATCTGATCTTCTATACTTTTTTCAGATCCAATACTACGTGCATCTACTTTGAATCCAGCAAGCTTGTTTGCAGACTGTAACCAACCTATGCTGCTTGTTACAGCCAAACTTTCTTGCAACAACTTTTCAATTTCACCTTGTTCATTTGGAGGAAATCCACTTACAAGACTAGATAATCTCTCCTTATGTTTTTCCATAGAAGAAACAACCTGTTCTAGTCCATCGTCATCTAATGCTCCAGCAACCTTACCAACTACATTCAAGGCAACACGAGCTTCTCTGGATAAGTCATTGCCTGTTGCAGCTACATAGGCTTTATTAAATTCATTAATACTGTTGTCTTTTAAATAGCCTTTTAAAACATTTCTACCAACAAAGGGTATCAATCTACCTACTTCACCTACAGCTTCAACCATAGCTAAACTTTTGTTAACGAGATCTCCACCCTGTTGGTTTACCCAGTAGGCTCCCTTGCCCAAACCTGACACTGTTCCTCTACCTACAAGCATATAGCCTAAAGCTGATATCCCCTCTGCTGCTAAACGATCTCCTTCAAAAAATCCGCGAAGAGGCTCAAAGTCACCCCCAAAGTACATGGCTGCAGACAGGGGAGCCGCTTCAATAAAGTTTTCTTTTACATTAGGTATAAAACGCCCTGTAAGATAAGTCTTTACGGTCATACCAACTAGCCGCTGTTTCTCAGCTTCCATAGCGCGGTACTCTGCAGATTTTAAATTACCACCTGCTGTACGAAACTCTGCCATTCTTTTGGATAGATCGTTTCTTTCATTTACTATCCGCTTCATATTACCCTGAACACGGTCCATGCCCATAGCGTACAGAACGGCTTTCTCGTTGAACTTGTCTATGTCCTCCTCTTTTTTGAAAGCACGACCAGCTTGAAAGGGTGTCATTTTTGCGTATCTAGCTGCTCTTTGTATATCTGCCTTAGAAGCGTCAGGGAGTTCTGCTTTTCTAACTAATTCAGAAACCCTGTCTGTTATAGTTTTAACTTCTTTGTTTCCTATTGCTTGTTTTGCTTTACCAACACCAAGCATCATTGTAAAAGCTTCAGCCAAAACCAACCCATATTGAGCCTTACCAGATAACTGATCAATAGACTCATTCAACAGTGTCTGCGCCATATCTTCGTTTATGAATTGGGTTTTTACATCCACCTGTTCACCAGACGGAGTTGTTATTTTTGATTCGGTTAGTCTTTTAAAAGTAGCCTCATCAATTTCTTTTGCCTTTAGTTGCCTTTGTAAGTCTGTTACTACCATCTCGTTCATCACGACAGATAGTTGTTTTACACCTACGTTGTCCTTCAGGAAGTTCTTCCACCAGTTGGATGCAGCAGTTCGTTGTTCAGAAGTATCTTCCCACTGCTGCATGAAGCCTCTTGTTTCAGCAAAAGGATTAAGAAAAGATAGTGGTGCTGCTGCTGCTGCTTGTGCTGCGTGTATGCCATAATTTAGAATTAAATCCGGTGCATATATCACGCTGCCCCTAATGATACCTTCGTCGAGCTTTTCAACTAAGTTATCCCAAAAACTTCCTGTCGATATATTTCGCACAAAGATGTTTTCTATAATTTTTTGATCGTCTTCTGGAAGCCCTAGCTTTTCACCGAATGCACCATTGACAACTTGTGCAATAGCTTTCTTGCCTTCAAATACATTTTGTTGGGCAGATAGTTCTTTTGGATCTCTTTGAGCAGACTCTGTGGGGGCAAATACAAACTCGCCTTCTCCGACTTGTTGTCCGAATGGAA